TGGGTGGTGGTCTTCTTCAATTAGTAGCTTATGGTGCACAGGATGTTTATTTAACTGGTAATCCGCAAATTACCTTTTTCAAAGTAGTTTATCGTCGTCATACTAACTTTGCTATTGAAGCTATCCAACAAACTTTCAACGGTAATGCTGGATACGGTAATACTGTAACCTGCCAAATATCGCGCAATGGTGATTTAATAAATCGCATGTATTTACAAGTTGATGTCCCTAAAAAGAAAGCGGCTCAATCAGGAACTACCAGCACATACCAAAATTACCTCGGGTTACGTTTAATAAAAACCGTTGTTATTGAAATTGGTGGTCAGCAAATAGATAAGCATTACTCTGATTGGCTTTACATCTGGAACGAATTATCTCTTCCTATGGGCAAGCGCTATGCCTATGATACTATGGTAGGTGCCGATAAAGATATATTAAATGGCAATCCCGCCAATGATAATCTACCCTCGACAACTCTATATATCCCCTTTGAGTTCTGGTTTTGCCGCAATGTAGGTCTTGCGCTTCCTTTAATCGCCCTACAATATCACGAAGTTAAGGTAAAAATAGATTTTGAAACTAAGCCTAACTGTATATCTATAGGCACTGGTGCATTAACCGATTTTGAAGATATTAAAAATATCTCGTTATGGGCTGATTATATCTTCTTAGATACCGATGAACGCCGAAGATTCGCACAATTATCCCACGAATATTTAATAGAACAACTACAATTCACTGGTACTGAACCCCTCGTTGCCGGTACCAACCGAATCAAGCTCAACTTCAATCACCCTTGCAAAGAACTTGTATGGGTCGCAAAAGTAGCTCCTACCAATAACAAAACCAGATGGTATGACTACACTAATACGGATTTATCCGATGAAATGAACGCATACTCAGTAGCTGATGGTGGCAGTGCTATAGCAGGTGGCCAGCTTACATCTAACTATCTTGTAATATCAGATGTCAAACCTAAAAATAATGTCAATCCTTTCACTAATGCAATCCTCCAATTAAACGGCAACGATCGTTTTGCGGTAAGAGAGGGGGATTATTTCAATTATGTTCAACCCTTCCAGCATCATACTAATGTTCCTGTATCTAACTCTATCAATGTTTATTCGTTCGCCTTAAAACCCGAGGAACACCAACCGAGTGGCACCCTCAATATGTCTCGTATTGACACTGCTACTTTGATGGTTACTGCCAAACCCTCTGCCAATACTTCATATCAGGGCATCAATATATACGCAGTAAATTATAACGTTCTTCGTATATTATCAGGTATGGGCGGGCTTGCTTATTCCAATTAAAAATATAATGAAGATATCAATTATAATAAAAATTATAAAGAGTTGTGTTATATAATTTCCTTTTTTTTTTCTCCTCTAATAGTATAAAGAATATAGCGTAAATGGGTGGTGGTCTTCTTCAATTAGTAGCTTATGGTGCACAGGATGTTTATTTAACTGGTAATCCGCAAATTACCTTTTTCAAAGTAGTTTATCGTCGTCATACTAACTTTGCTATTGAAGCTATCCAGCAAACTTTCAACGGTACTCCCAATTTTGGCAATCGTGTAACTTGCCAAATATCTCGCAATGGTGATTTAATACACCGCATGTATTTAGCCGTTGTTAATTATTATTCGGGTGAAGAGGTATGCCCTTATTTCGGCCTCCGTTTAATAAACTATGTAGAAATTGAAATAGGTGGTCAAAAAATAGATAAACATTATTCACACTGGATGTATGTATGGAATGAACTCTCGCTTCCTGTATCAAAGAAAGAAGCTTACAAAAAGATGGTAGGTGCTAATGATATGCTTACTACAATAGGAACCGATGCTAATAATGGTGCTAATCTCTATATTCCCTTAGAATTCTGGTTTTGCCGCAATGTTGGCTTGGCTCTTCCTTTAATCGCTCTACAATATCACGAAGTTAAAATAAACATTCTATTTGAATCAAAAGAAAATTGCAAAGGTACTTCTGCTGAAATTACTGATCTTCCTTCCGTTTCATTATGGGTTGATTACATATTCTTAGATACTGATGAACGCCGCAGATTCGCTCAATTATCTCATGAATATTTAATAGAACAGCTACAATTCACGGGTACTGAAAGTGTAACTTCTGCTTCATCTATTAAACCTAAATTATCTTTCAATCACCCCTGTAAAGAATTAGTCTGGTTCTGTGCTTCTGACCATACGGCTACCACTACTAACAAACATGTTATAAATAACAACTGGATTAATTATTCAACCAATCCGAATAACTATGCTGCTAATAATTCAGAATTATACAATGCTACCAACGCTATTGATTCAAAGAATCCCGTAAAATCTGCTAAACTTGTATTAAACGGTAATGATCGCTTTGCGGCAAGAGCGGGTTCTTATTTCAATTTAATACAACCTTATCAGCATCACGAAAATATCCCCGCAAACCCTGGAGTCAATGTTTATTCATTTGCCCTAAAACCTGAGGAACACCAACCCAGCGGTACTCTTAACATGTCTCGTATTGATACTGCGGTTCTCAATTTAGATATTAACCAAACTTCTAGCTACGCAAATGCTAACATCTCCAAAAATCTTCATGTTTATGCCGTAAATTATAATGTACTCCGTATATTATCTGGTATGGGCGGTCTTGCTTATTCCAATTAAATTATATTATATATTTATATATGTTGTTAAATTGCTATAATGTTTCTTTTTTTTTTCTCCTCTAATAGTATAAAGAATATAGCGTAAATGGGTGGTGGTCTTCTTCAATTAGTAGCTTATGGTGCACAGGATGTTTATTTAACCGGTAATCCGCAAATTACCTTTTTCAAAGTAGTTTATCGTCGTCATACTAACTTTGCTATTGAAGCTATCCAACAAACCGCTTCGGGAAGTAATTCGCTTGGCTCTCGTGCCACCTATCAAATTACTCGCAACGGTGATTTAATACACAGAGTATATTTCTATGGAAAATTAAAAAATACTGGTGCTACCTCTAAAAAAGTAGCTTTAGTTCCCAATGTTGGACAAAAGTTATTAAAAACCGTAGAATTAGAAATTGGCGGACAACGCATAGATAAACATTATTCCGAATGGCTTTATATCTGGAATGAACTTTCGCTACCTTATGGCAAGCGTGAGGGCTATTATAAAATGATTGGTGCCAACAAGGAGAATTGCTGTACTCTATTGCCTTCTGGACAATCGTATGAATTATATGTTCCCTTAGAGTTTTGGTTTTGTCGCAATGTAGGCTTAGCCCTTCCTTTAATTGCTCTCCAATATCACGAAGTTAAAATTAACATAGAATATGAATCTGTAACTAACCTATGTGATATCAGCAGTACTAATTATTGTTCTGAGAATGATAAACCCGGTGGTGAATCAAACGGTACTGGCTATTCTAATACCGAACTTACCCTCGATGAACCTACTTTATGGGTTGATTACATATTCTTAGATACTGATGAACGCAGAAGATTCGCTCAATTATCTCACGAATATTTAATAGAACAGCTACAATTCACTGGCACTGATACTATAACTTCATCTGGTTCAAATCCTGATTCTATGAAGAGCTTACGTATGAACTTCAATCACCCCTGCAAAGAACTTGTATGGGCTATAAGAAGTTCAGCTGCCAACAATGTATATTGGAATAACTTTTCAACAGCCGAACCTGATAATACTAATGGCGATGACACCTTCAATAACTATGTAGTCTCTAAAAATCCTGTAATGCAAGCAAAAATAATGCTTAACGGCAATGATCGCTTTGCCACCAGACAAGGCGAATATTTCTCATTAGTACAACCTTACCAACATCACGAGAATACCCCTGATATGTACCACAAAGGCATCAATGTTTATTCATTTGCCCTAAAACCCGAAGAACATCAACCAAGTGGTACCCTTAATATGTCCCGCATTGATACTGCTGTTCTATCTCTATCATCTAGAATAGCCGGTAATATCCATGTCTTTGCTGTCAATTACAACGTTCTCAGAATATTATCTGGTATGGGCGGTCTTGCTTATTCCAATTAAATATTTATCTTATTATTGTTATTATATCCAAAATACTTTTTTCATTTTTCAATTATTATCAATAGATAATATTATATTATATAAAGTTTTTGATATTTGTATTGATGATTTATTTATCTGACTCAACTTTTTGAGTTCACAATAGTATTCTAAATATTTACATTTAAAAATATTTAGAAAGTAATATGTATCAATAAAATTACTAATTGCTATTAGCAT